AGTTTTGTAGATTCCACAGTTGCCGACACAATTGAATGGATCATGCCGTCCCTGATGCGTGTCTTTGCATCCGGGGAAGAAGTCTGCACGTTTAACCCTGTTGGCCCGGAAGACGTTGAGCAGGCCAAGCAGGCGACCATGTACGTCAACCATGTAGTTATGAAACAGAACGACGGGTGGACGATTCTGTATGATTTTTTCAAAACTGCAATTCTCCAGAAGCAGGGGGTGATGAAAATATGGTGGGAGGAGAATGAAGCCTTTGAACGGGAAAGTTACGATGGTTTAACGGACCTGGAGCTGGAGTCCCTGCTCGTAGATGAAGACGTTGAGGTGGTCGAGCATACGGAAACGATAGTCGAGGAGATGACGGTCCATGACATCGTTATCAAACGGTTTAACCGTGGTGGCGAAGTCAAGATAGAAAACTTAGTCCCGGATGAATTCTTGATCGCAAGAATGTCGCGGACTATTGAGGAGTCTCCGTTTGTTTGTCATCGCTCAGAAAAAACCGTTTCAGAGCTCAGAGAGATGGGCTATGACATAGACCCGGAAGTGTTAAGAGCGGGTGAATCGGATATGGATCAGATGTCTGGTGAACGGTATAGCCGATACATGTATGACAACTCCTCAGACGTTGGGATCTGGGGGAACGACTCCAATTACGGAAACGATCAATCAGCGTGGAAGTATTGGGTGCATGAAAATTATATCCGCGCCGACATGAACGGAGACGGCCTCTCTGAAATCATAAAGTGCGTGACCATCGGCAGACACATCCTTGAGAAAGAGGAAGTTGATTACATTCCTTTTGTTGCCTGCACGCCGATAAGAATCCCCGGCAAGTTCTTTGGTTTGTCTGTTGCTGACACAGTAATGGATCTGCAGCTAATAAAATCGACATTGATGCGGAATCTTTTGAACAACAGTTATAACGTCAATTTTGGGCGTTATGCAGTGTTAGAAGGTCAAGCTAATCTTGATGACTTAGTAACCCAGAGGCCAGGTGGTGTGGTCCGGGTAAAAAGTCCCAACGCAGTCATTCCTCTGCCGACTCCGCCGCTGGAGCCTTACAGCTTTCAGATGCTGGAGTATTTGGACGGTGTAAGAGAATCGAGAGCGGGTGTTTCCAGAATGTCCCAAGGACTCAACGAGAATATTTTGACATCGCACACCACGGCCACGGCCGTTAGCCATGCCATGACTGCATCACAATCTCGTATTGAATTGATTGCGCGGAACTTTGCCGAGACCGGTGTTAAGGACATGTGCAACATGGTTTATTCCCTGCTTTATAAGCACATGGATAAGAAAAAAGTTGTGCAGCTTAGAAACGAGTGGGTAGACGTTGATCCTTCCATGTGGAAAGAAAGGACCGACTGCACTGTGAGCACAGGCATTGGTTTTGGAAACAAGGACCAGCAGATGGCGCACCTGGGGCAGATGCTACAGCTTGCATCGCAATCCATGCAGGGTGGTCTGAAGATCGTCAACGAGCAGAACATCTACAACATCGCCAAGCAGCTTGCCCAGGCCATGGGCTTTATGAATACGCAGGAGTTCCTGACTGACCCATCAACCATTCCTCCATCTGGACCCTCACCGCAACAACAGATGGCGCAAGCTGAGTTGGAATTAAAAAAGAGAGAGCTGGAAATAAAAGCGGCTGACATTCAGGTGAAGCAGCAGAAGATAGAGCAGGTCGCGGCTGCTGATGCGGTGGATGCACAACTGAAACTGCAAGAGTTACAGCTTGAAAGAGAACAGAAACGAGCAGTTGCTATAGGATCGACTTAATGCCAATTAAGAAAGGGAAAGGCGGTTACACCGTCAAATATCCGGGCTCCAAGCCGGTAAAAGTGAACACATTAACTAAAGCCAAGCGCGCCCAGAAAAAGCAGAAAAAAGGTTGAGCCGCGAGGAAGACGCAAAACGCTTGCTGGAAAATGACCTTTTCCAAGAAGCGTTTGAAACATTAAGAGCAGAGCTAATGACTCGTTGGGAAAACTCAACGAGTAATGAAACAGAAGCCAGGGAACAAATCTGGCTAGGGCTACAACTTCTACAGCGTGTGCGCCGACACCTGGAATCCATTCTGGAGACCGGGCAGTTGGATCGCGCACGACAGAAACAGTCACCTTTCATTTAGGAGAATTTTATGGCCGACACGCCACAAGCACCGGCTAGCGCAGACCGCGCACCTGTCACAAGCGGACCCAAACCAGGAATGTTTGATGATGAAGGCAGCATGAGTGTTGCCACCGAGGCTTTTCTAGGACTAATGGACCCTCCAGAGGACACTCCAGAAGCAGAAGAACAAGCCGCCCCGGAAGTTACCGAGGAAGCCGAAGCAGAACCGGAAGTTGAGGCTAGCGCCGAAACTGAAGAAGAAGCGGAGGAGTCAGAAGAAGTAGAGGAAGAAGACGTTGAAGAAGAAGGGACAGACCTCTATGCCGTTATGGTTGATGGCAAAGAAGAGACTGTAACCCTTGAGGACTTAACAACTTCTTATCTCCGCCAATCTGACTACACCAAAAAAACCCAAGCGATTGCAGAACAACGCAAAGAAGTTGAAGGTTACCAAGCGCAGGTAATCCAGGAACATCAAGCGATTCAGCAGGAGCGACAGCAGTACGTTGATGCTTTACAACGAGTAATTGAGAACTCCAACATTGACCAGTGGGCAAACGTTGATTGGGAAGCCTTGAAAGAACAGGACCCGATTGAATACGTCTCACGGAAAGAAGACTTCAGAGAGCAAAAGGAGAAAATCCAAGGTGCTCAACAAGAGCAGCAGAGGGTAGCCGCGTTACAAAACCAAGAGGCACATCGCGCACATCAGGAAGCTCTATACCGGGAAAACGAGGCAATGGCCTCGGCTCTACCGGAGTGGGCGGAACCTGATAAGCAGCGAGAACTCGCGGACAAGTTACGCGTCTACGCAAACTCTGTTGGTTACATTGATGAGGAAATCAATTCCCTGGTTGACCACCGCAGCCTAATGGTTTTGCGGAAAGCAATGCTGTATGACCAAATTCAAAACTCTGATGTTAAGAGTAAGAAAGTCAGAGGCAAACCTAAAGTCATCAGGGCAGGTCAAGGTGTGGATAAACAAGCTCAAGGAAAGAAAAAGCGTACCGCAAAAATAACGCGCCTCAAGCAAACCGGTCACGTCAAAGACGCGGCAGCAGCGTTTGAGGACTTACTCGGATAATACTCAAGGAGAGTACATCTTATGGCAGCAGTAGCAGGAACCAGACTAACATATAACGTTAAAAGCTAGCGTCATTACTTGGTAACAAGTAAAAGCAAACTAGGTGAAAACGGGGAAACTCCAGAAAGGACAATCCCGTGCCAAGCCTCGCAAGAGGAAGGTGTAACGACCATTCCGAAAGGAAGTAGGGCCAAGTGGCCCGAAGCGCCTAGCCCCTGCAAAGGGTGAAGAGATGGTCTGATCTATGCGGTTGAACGCATAGCGGTGTATACGGATCAAGATTAACGACCTTGATTGAACAGAAAAAGGATATAAATCATTGATTTGATTGAAATTTTTTTTCCATGTAGCGACGGAGATCTGGCGGCCATTGGTATTCGGGAAGACCTTGGTGATTTGATTTACAACATATCACCAATGGAAACTCCCTTTCTCTCAGGGTGCGGTAAGGACACTGCTTCTAACACTGTATTTAGCTGGCAGACTAAGTAACGTTGGTCCGCTATGTAGTAATACATAGTTGAGAATTCGGTGAACTGCTGGAAACCCCTCTAGGGCAATCAGCATCCAAGCCAATCAGGAATGGTTGGAAGGTTCAACGCACAGGAGACGAGTCCAGAACGGACAGTAATTCTCCCATGAGCGCCGGACACCCTACGGGGTGATGATATGTGCTGAACTTACGGGCAACCGTAAGAAGTGGATGATAAAAAACTTCCACGGTAACAATTTGGACACCATTTCTGCACCTGCAGGAGGTACCTCTGGCAACAGAGCACTTGAGGGCAATGAAGCCACTGGAGATACACCCAGTGAGCCAACATTGATCACCTCATACACACAGATTTCATCGTCTGTGATAATTTCAAGTGGTACCGCCGACGCGGTAGATTGGGCCGGTCGCAAGACAGCCCTGGCTTACCAACTCGCCAAAAGCTCAAAAAGCATTAAGCGAGACATGGAAGCTATGCTCGTCGGCAACACAGGCAACAGTGCTGGTAAGGGTCACACGGCCCCTATGTGCGGCAACGTGCATTAGAAAACTCTGTGAACTGCTGGAACATCCTAACGTAAAGACGAGGACAATCAGCAGCCAAGCCCCTAACGGGGAAGGTTCAACGGCCATTCCGCAAGGAAGTAGGATTAAGCAATCCGAAGCGCAGAGCATCCCGAAAGGGATGAAGATATGGTCTCATCTGCATAGAGATATGCAGCAGTTAAAAACGGAATAAGACTAGCGATCTTATTTGAAGATAAATGTCAGGTGGTGGCGACACAGCCGCTGCCCGTGCAACAGCCGGTGCGAGAGCCTGGATCACCACAAACACGTCATTAGGTTCTGGCGGCGCTAATAACGCTTCTGGAACTGCAGCGACTGACGGCACTCAGCGGACGGTAACGGAAGCGATGGTGCAAGCAGTAGCTAAGTCGTGTTTTGATAATGGTGGTCACCCCGATACGATCCTTTTGGGAACTTCTCAAAAGCAGACGTTTTCGGGTTTTGCTGCAACCGCTGCAGGGACACCAATCAGCCAGATATATAACAACGCTGGTTCTGATTCTCCTGCATCGATGGTAGCCGCAATTGATGTTTACGTTAAGCACTAGCGTCACTGTTAAGAAATTAGCAGAAGCAAACCGGGAGAAAACGGTGGAAGCCCAGAAAGGGTAATACCGTGCCGAGCCTCGTAAGAGGAAGGTGTAGAGGCCATCCGAAAGGAGTAGGGCAAAGTTGCCCGAAGCACCCGGCCCCCAATGGGGTGAAGATATGGTCCGATCTAATCAGTTGAATGATTAGCTGAGTAAACGAGTCAGGATTAACGACCTTGATTGAACATAAATGAAGCGACTTTGGCACTTTTAAGTTGGTGCCAGACCTGTGGTTAGGTTATGACGGCACTGGCCGTTCTAGCTCTATGGCAGGCCGCGATATGTTCCTAGTAGATTTTGATTTCTGGAGTGTTGCTTATTTGCGCCCCTGGAAAATCGAGGAGCTAGGCAAAACGGGTGATGCACAGAAACGTCAAATTGTCGTGGAATATGGATTGAAATCCAAAAATGAAGCGTCAAGCGGTGTGGTAGCAGACCTATCGTAAAAAACTAAGTGACGGGGGTCTTCGGACCCCCTGATCTTTTGGAGATGAGATGGCAAAGAAAAAGCCAGAAAAGAAAAAGACTGATTTCGGAAAGAAGTTGAAAGAAGCTCTGGACGCGGCTGAAGAAAAGGCCAAATACAGAAAGCAATGGAAACACCCTGGCGCTAACAACGTTGGTGAATCGGAGACCTATTTCTTATGAGACGTTATTTCTTAGATTCCTTTCAAGGTCGCACCAATCATTTCATCGAGGAGCCTGATGGCTCAATCACTATTGACACTGTGCAGGATGTCGCGCCGATTCTGGCCGACAATAAACGCGCATATAACGCCTATGGTGACAGGCTCACCCCAGGCAAGCACGGCACCTTTCATCACGCGGCTCGTATTCCCAACACGGTCTATGAACGCTGGATGCAAGAGACCAATGGGGAAATCCAGAAAGACCCGAAGCTGTTAAAGCGGTATCTGAATGACCCTGACAATAAATTTTTAAGAACTGCCCCCACGAGAATATGACTATGGCAAATCGTCCATTAGGTGTTACCCAAACCGTAACGGTCTCCGGGACATCTGCGGCAACATCCTCTGGCGTTAATGCTCAGTGTCGTGTTGTCCAGCTTGTGTCCACTGAAGACTGTTATGTCCTTCCAGGTGCTGCAACGCCCACCGCAACGGCCATAAACGGTATGTTTATCCTGAAAGATTGGCCGCACTATGTGCATGTGACCGGTGGTGAAAAGATCGCTGCTATTCAGGTCAGCACTGGCGGCACACTCTACGTTTCTGAACTGACAGAATAGTGGCTTTTACCAATTACTCTGAGCTTCAGACCGAGGTTGCGTCCTGGCTGGACCGGAGTGATTTAACAGCGCAGATTCCGGCCTTCATCCAACTGGCAGAGGCGAGGATAAATAGAAAGCTCCGCGTCCGTGCTATGGAAGCTGTTGTTCAGCATACGATGGTTGGTTTGTCCAAACGCATAGAGTTACCGTCTGATTATCTACAGATGCGGGGGCTAAAGTTTTCCTCCGACAAGATTGCGACAACTACGCTGAACGGTGAAATATCGGACTCGGTGGATACCATTGTTTTAACCTCCGCCGCCGACTTTACTGCGACCGGAACCATACTGATCGGCACAGAGCAGATTACCTATACCGGAATATCAACCAATACGCTGACGGGTTGCACCAGGGCAGCTAATAGCACTACTGCCGCCTTGCATGTTGATGACTCCACTGTTGACCAGATTTATACGACTTGGACGGCAAGCGCCACGTTATCAACAGGTGTGTCCACCCTCTACGTTTTGAAATATGTATCACCTGAAATACTGACCAGCGTAAAAGCAGGCAGCACCTCTGGTGTCCCCTCTGTCTATACGATGTCGGCAGGCCATATCTTATTCGGCCCTGTCCCGGCCTCTTATTACACCTGTGAAATGGTGTACTACCAAAAAGTCCCCACCCTCTCCGATGCTGCACCAACCAACTGGTGCTTAACAGCAAACCCTGATCTCTTTCTTTACGGCAGTCTTGTTGAGGCTGAACCGTTTCTGATGAACGATCAACGGGTGCAGGTTTGGGGTTTGGGATTTAACCAAGGTATGACGGACTTGGAAGAACAAGATTCAAAAGATCAGTTCTCCGGGTCCGAATTACGAGTCTACAACACTAGCGGATATTACTGATGAGTTTAGAAACCGGCGACTACGTCAATGATCTTGTAATCACAAATCCGACAGCGAGCGATCCTGTTAGCCAGGGAGATGACCAGCTTAGATTAATCAAAAAAGTTGTAAAGCAATCGTTCCCATCGGTTGACGCAGCGGTCAACGCAATCCATACCGGCGCATCAGCTCCTGCTGTCTCTATAACTGAGGGATTGGTATGGGTGGATACGTCTGGGGGTGCTGGCAATCATCTTCTAAAGTTTTATGATGGATCGAGTTTCATTACCCTGGCGGCCAGTCCTGAAACGGCCAACAGTGTTGACGTAAACGCAGGCACGGTTGATGGCGCGGTGATTGGTGGTACAACACCTGCGGCCATTACTGGCACGACCCTAACGGGCAATACAAGCCTTGCCCTGGCGACAGGAGCTACGGTTACCGGGATTGATGACGGAACGGTAGGCACTGGAAGTGCCACATTGCTTGCCACGCAGAATGCAGTAAAAACGTATGTAGACGCACAGGTAACAGCGCAAGACCTGGATGTGATATCAGATAGCGGCACGATTGATATTGACCTTGACTCTGAAAGTCTGACGGTTTCTGGTGGGAGTGGTTTATCGACCTCTGCAACTGGTTCAACCCTGACCATTGCTGGTGATGATGCAACGACGGCCGCAAAAGGCGTGGCGTCATTCTCCTCGTCTCACTTTTCTGTTTCAAGCGGTGCTGTTTCTATAGCTACTGATGGCATTGATGATACGTTAATTGACTTTGGCACAGGCGCCAATCAGGTTAGTACTGCTGATGTTCCAGAAGAAACAAACCTCTACTACACAGATGTCCGTGCAGACGCAAGAATTGCAGCGGCAGATATTGGTGATCTAAACAACGTAGACACTGCTGGCGTTGCAGATGATGACATTCTGAAATATGACTCTGCGAGCGGTACGTTCAAAGTAGAAGCAGACAGGATTGCTAATCACCTCACAACAAAAGGTGATCTGCTTGGCTTTTCAACTGCGGAAGGTCGGTTTCCTGTTGGGACAGACACCTATCCCCTGGTGGCAAATGCCTCGGCAACTTTTGGCATCAACTACGCGCAACTCGCAACAGGTGGCATCGCAGATGATGCGGTCAGCGCAGACAAACTCGCAGACACCGCAGTCAGCGCAGGAAGTTACACCCTTTCTTCAATCACAGTCGATGCTCAAGGCAGGTTGACATCGGCATCTAGTGGCACTCCAGGAGCTACCGCTGGCTTCAGCGTAGCCATGGCGATAGCTCTCTGAAATAGGTAAAAATTATGGCCCAAGACTTTACAAAAGATTATAAATCGCAGGTTACTACTGCCGCACATACGCTGAGAACCGCCGACAGTAATGATGCGTTGATTGGCATCCGACTGACCAACATTACAACTAGCGCAGTCACGGTCGATGTATGGATAGATGTTGCAGCAGCAGGATCAACGGCATCTGTTGTCTACATCGCGGACGATCTCAGTGTCCCTCCAAAGAGTTCTGTCGAGTTGATCCAGGGAGGCGCAAAGGTTGTTATGCAAAACACGGACTTGTTGAGAATCCAATCAAGCGCGGCAGATTCTGTAGCGGCTTATGTCAGCGTTGTAGACGCGATCTCAGCGTAGGAGGAATCATGGCAGGCGAAGTAAACGGAACGCTGTATCTCAACAACCCGCCGGGTAAGGAAGGATTCTTCCTTAACCAAGCTACTATTGATGGTGATTACACCATAGCTGATAACGGTGTGGTAGCAGGGCCAGTAACCTTCACTGGAACAGTTACAGTCACAGGAACACTGGTAATCGTATGAGCAAGATTAATGTAAATACATGGGAACCTGAGTCAAGCACCGCGCTGACGATGGGTGCTTCTGGGGACACCACTACGGTGCCATCGGGTGCAAGTTTGGTGGTCGCAAGTGGAGCGACGATCAATATTACGGGTGCAACTCAAACAGGTTTTCCTAGTGGTGGGTTTGCTGATGTTTTCTCTACTGTCGCTACATCAGTAGTTTATACGGTTCCTACCGATATTACGAAACTTCTAGTTATCATAACTGGCGGCGGAGGAGGTGGTGCTGGTGGTTATGATGTAATAGGCAATTGTGGAGTTGGCGGAGCTGGTGGAACAACCGTTATGGCAAGAGTTACTGTAGTACCGGATGACACTATAACTATTGCCGTAGGTGCTGCTGGTACTGCTGGGGGGGAGGCAGCCGTTGGAGGGGTAGGGGGAGATTCTACCTTCACTTGGACATCAGGATCAGGTAGCGGCTCTATGAGTACTATTACAGCTCCCGGCGGAAAATTCGGTAAGTATGAAGCTGCTACAGATGCTCTTGTTGCTGGTACTGTTGGAGCAAATAATGAAGGTATTTCCATCTTAGGTGGTTATGGCGGCAGAGGTTATTCCCACCCATCGGGTAGTGGCGGTTCTAGTTTTTGGGGTGGTGGTGGTCAAGGGGCTTTGATGGGCGACCAAGCATCGACAGATGGAACCGCTTATGGTTCTGGTGGCGGTGGAGGTTCTAATGCAAATGCACAAGAACTTGGTGGGGCTGGCGCGGTTGGTGTCTGCTTTATAATGGAGTTTAAATAATGGCTAATTACGCGGTGGTTAGAAACGGTGTTGTTGAGAATATAGTTGTATGGGATGGGGTTACAGAGTTCTCTGTGGCTGATTCTGAACTTATTGAAGTAACAGACAACACTCGTATCGGTGGAACGTATGATGGTTCATTTCACTATGTAGAACCGCCTGTCCCAGAACCCACAGCAGAACAAGTAGCCGCAGCCGAAGCAAAATCAAGCGCCATTGAAAAACTAAAGGCACTCGGCCTAAACGATGCTGAAATAGCCAGTATCACAGGAGGATAGTATGGCATCCGAAGTAAAAACAAATAAAATATCCCCTGCAACTGGAACAGATGTAACTCTAGGAGATTCCTTAGATACATTTACTGTTCCCTCTGGTTCAGCAATAACTGTAGCTTCTGGTGGGGATATAAATGTAGCCTCTGGTGGAGAAATAGATATTGCTAGTGGAGCTACGTTAGACGTAAACGGAACTATTGATCTAACTGGTGCTACCAAAACTGGGTTTCCAGGTGGCCTGGACAATGCAAGTCAATGGAGATTAACTGCCGACTTTACAGGTGATGCCACTCCGATTGGTGCTAGTGTAGGAACTGTTGCGCTTGTTAATACAGATGGTTACGCATCTCTTGGTTCTGACATGACTGAATCTAGTGGTGTTTTTGCCTTTCCATCCACGGGTTATTGGTTAGTTATAGCGAATTTTTATTTTACAACTACTACGTTGACCCAAGTTAATGGTTATATAGATTATACCGCAGATGATGGTGGCGCTTGGTCATCTGCAGCTTGGAGTGGAACTTCAAATTACTATGGTCTGATGGGCAGTATTAGTATTAATCACATAATGGATATTACCGATATAGCGAATCAAAAAATTAATTTTTCTGTTGATGCCAATCCGTCCACTGGTACAGGAGTTGTTACAACTCAAGGCAATGCTACAATAACGGAAACTGGATTTACTTTCATAAAATTGGCGGATACATAATTATGAGCGAAGTTAAAGTTGACACAATTTCTGAACGCACTGCTGCTGGTGGAGTAACCATTGATGGTGTTCTAGTCAAGGATGGTGTAGCAACATTCCAGACTGCTGCTGGCTCTCCTCTAGTCTTTGAGGGAGCTACAGCAGATGCTTTTGAGACTACGTTTGCCATCACTGATCCGACTGCGGACAGGACTATTACTTTTCCTGATTCCAGTTTTACAGTGCCGACTGGATCGTTTTCATCTTATGCAATTATTGAAGAGCAAACAGCGGCTACCGTCAACGCTGGTACTTTCACAAGCGGCGCTTGGAGAACCAGAGATTT